AAAACAGAATCTACATCCGTTGCATTGTATGTTTCTGTACCACCTGTTGAAATTTGGTAAGCACCTGCAAGACTAGAAACATCACTTTCAATCACAACACCCTTTGTATCACCATCGCCACCTACAACAGTATCTGTTTCATTGAAAGCAAAATATGCGTTAAAATTAGGATCTGATTTAGCCCAATCAATCAATGTTTGAACATTGTTGAATTCAGGAGATTCAACCATAAGTTGAGGAGAAGACTGAAGAGCTGTTTCCTCACCATAAGGCAGTCCATCTTCCGCTAAGCCAGTGAATGTACCTTTCCAAATCTGGAAAATCCACTTGTTAGGATCAATACTACCAGCTTTAATGCTATATCCATAACCAGAAACGAGATTGTCTCCTTCCAAAGTACCGTTACCCCATAAACCTTCGTCTCTTGTATTGATAGCAAATGTACTACCACCTCCAGTGGTAAATTTCATTTCACTAGGAGTAGTGGTACAAGCACGAACATAATATAACTCAGAAATACCAATTGCTGCGGGATTACTAGGATCTGGTGTGAAAAGAGCTTCTGAAATCTTCCAGAACATACCACCTTTTACAAAACTTCTGAAATCAGCTAAATTCAGGAATGTATAGATAGCGTCTTGTCCATTAGCTAGTTCACCATTAATACCAGCACCACCGCCATATTTGGCACCAAAAACACCTGTATCGATAATCAAAACTTTACCGTAGTCTAAGTTTCTAGCAGGATTGTTCTCACCTGAGACAATCGTGCTATATGCACCTGGCAAAGAGATCTGTCGATTATTAAAATAAAACGAGGTCGCCATAATTTTTATATATTATTCAACGAATTTATAAGCATCTAAATATATACACAATTTTCTCATCTACAAAATAAAAGACAGATTTTTCATGCCTTTATCTCAGATTCAACACCCGGAATAGTTTTTGTAACTTTTCCATCTGTCACAAAAGTAGCTTCTAAACCAGCTTTTTCAAAGATTACCTTGCCTAATAAATTTGGATTGACAAGACTTGGTACCATGTTATCCATTGAAACGTTTAAACCAATAGACTTGATAAAAATAGGAGTTGGAATTAAATCTGTCTCAGCCATAAGCTCTTTCACGGTGAAATCAATAGTGATGAACTTCTGTGCTAACAAATCGTAAGAAGCGAGTAACAATGAATATAAAGTTTCTGACATTATAATTGATTGTAACATATTCACTCCCATACATAGAATTTCAAAATTACTTGACCTAGAGTCTCTATATAAATAGCCTCCTGTTGAATTAAATCCTGAAATCTTTCCTATTGAATTATCTGGCCCATTTGATTTACCAGGTTCTCTAATAACATAACACGGTAAACCAGTCTTATCTTTGGGATATTCCATAGCCACTTTTATGTTATTAGGGTTATCCTGATTTCTGGAGTACATAGATAGTGCTTGTGTGTAAAAATCAAATACACCGTCTTTTACTCCAAAAAACATCTTGTATAAGAATCTGTCTTCTTCATTGACTGTTTCGACTGAATCTTGATAAATATAATTTATAAGATTAACCACTAATTGCTTGATTTCTAATATAGGTATCATGTTATATATTTTCTAAAAAGTTATCAATAGCTGTTTGAGCTACTTTTGATATATCAGCTTGCTCTAAAGCTCGATCCATTAATTTTCTTGGAACAATTCCTGTATTCCACCAGCTATTTGGATCAGATTTATCACTGACTCGTCTAAATGTAAAGTAACCACTTCTAACTTCTTTATCAGAAGACTGTATGTTGATTTTTACCAGACCTTTATATTGAGGAGTTTTATGTATATATTCTGGAACGACTAAATTTGGTGTATTAATTTCTTTCCTGATTCCTGGTAATCTATGTTTTTCAGGTAAATCAGTTATTTTCAAAGGTCTTGTTGATTGTTTAGCTACTTTGTAAATATCTTTAGTCATTATTGAAGCAAAAATCCCCGACTCGGCAACTGCTTCTGGTGTTGCATGTCTAAATGGTATAGTTAAATACCAACCTCCATCTTTTTTCTGTTTGGTTTTGTCAGAATTTTTAAAACCTATTTTTTCATCAAATGGACTGACACCTTCTTCAACCATAATAGCAAGAGGACTTTCTCTTGCCATTAAACCAAAAATAACCTCCATATTAGAAGGTCGTTCCATGAACATTGCACGTTTATATTCAGATCGAGATTTTTTTAACTCTCGATTGACTAGATCCTCCCAACGAGTAGAATATTCTACTATTACTCTATCTATAATAGAAGATCCTAAGAATTCTATTTGATTTTCTGTTAAAGAAAATTCTTCTACTAAATCTCTTAAATCTATACTTATAGGTAGGATCATACATCTTGATTGATCATCACTCCACTTCCATCGAAATTTGGTTTCTCAATAGCAATTAAATGACTTCTTCTCGCTATTGCTTGAACAGGTAATTGCATCGGAATCAATGCACCTGTCTTCTTATCTTTCTCCCAAGACGCTCGAATCTCATGTGGAAGATCTAAAACATGATACTCAAGCTCATGCATATAATAAACACTGACAATTTTCTCCTCTGTTAAATCCTCGTTAAAAACTAAACAATAACCATTATCTTCTTTTATATAATAACTAGTTTCATCTAGTTTTAACAAAGGTTGGTTTGATGAAACAAAAACATATACAGCTAATACCTTAATCGGTTTATAAGTAGTGAAAACGAATGAATTCGTTTGGTTTCTCCTTATATCTAAGTTTTCACTATAATACGAAAATTGATTCTTGATTGTTATCTTATCAAAATAGCTTAAATTGGCTTTATCTGTATCTTGCACTGTCACAGCTATTGTTCCAAGTAATTCTTCAGACCAGCTCTTATATCGATTATTTTGGTTGATCCCGGTTATAAGAGCTTGTGTTTTGATAGGATTCACGTAAAAGTAACCTGTGCCAAAACAATTTTGACAGTCTATCAATGGTGCATCGGGTGCATGACAAGGACATCTCAATGCTCTTTCTAATATCACTGTATATCCTTTTAACCATATTGCAGCATCAAATTCATGTTTAAAGAATTCTGGAGAAGCTACACCAGTTAACGAAGGACTAGATTTAGTAAGAATATTTTTTGTCATAATACCATAAATTTGAATTCATCGTACACCAATTTAATTCTTGATACAGTCTCTTTGATTTCCTCTCTATACTGTTGAATTCTTGCTCCATAACCAGCATTGGTTGCTGAAGCTGTTGTCGAAATACTTTGACTAAGACCATCAATACCAAGAGACATACTAGCAATACCAGCAGATCCTAAAATAAGATCACCTGCAATTCCTAAAGGTCCAAATGAAGCAACTTTCCCAACTAGATCAATTAAATCTATAGGCATCTTATCTAAATCGAATCCAGTGATATATTGCATCGACCAATAATCTGGAATATTATCAAATTTTTGAAAACCGATTTGAGTGGTGATTCCTGTTAAGATCACATCTGCATTCGCTTTAGCAGAACTAGCTCCTGTAGGGACGACACTTATTCGTCGTTTACCGATACCGGCTTTGTCTCGTTCACACATCAACCAACCTTGCGGATAAATGATTTGCTCTGCTTTGTTTAACATGCCAGTCAAAGCCATCGGTTCTCGAACAGGATATTTTGTCTGCAAAATAGGAAATTGTTGCCAGTAGTCGTCTCGGTAATATGATGTTGTTTCTAGTTCAATTAACTGTTTGACGAACTTGAGATTAAAATAATTTTCAACTTCCGTCTGAGCTGATATTATATAGAATAACATAGACTCGTCAGAAAATTTACTACCTTCACCTCCTTGTATTTTGATACCATATAAATACAAGGACCACATTTCAGATACTGAAAGTATCAAACCTGTGTTCTTTTTATATCTTATCGTCAACGTTAATTGTCCCATTGTCTTATTCTTCTGTTGATTCGTAGTATGCCATTAACATACTAATGACGGACTCTGCATCTTTAGTTTTTTCAATATCCTTTTCAGGTAACCCTTCTTCAATAGCCAATTTCTTCAATTCTTCGAACGGCATCTTTTCCAAAGTTGTTCGAATATCGTCTGTTTCTACTTTTTCATCAACATTTTCTTCAAGTTTCTTTTCGTTAGAAGGCGCTGCTTTAACAACAGCAGGAAGTTGCTTTTTCAAATTTTCAACTGCTTTCTTCCATGTTTTTACCTCGTCTTTCAAATCCTTAATTTGTTTGTCTTTGGTAGTGATGATGTTTTTAAGGCGATCAATCTCAGAGTTGTACTCTTCTTTTAAGACTTCAATCGTCTTATCAGTGTCAATTTGATCAGCATTCTTTTGCTGAGGAGCTTCTCCTTCTTTGAAAATATTTGGAAATTTAGATTCCACTATTTTCTTAAAAAGATCGTTAGAAATTTCTGCAATGCCATTTTTAAATTCGATTACCTCACCGAAAATAGCTAATTTCTGATTTGAATAAATTCTTGATACGACTTTCATACAAATTCAATTTTAAAAAGAAAGGAGAAAGAGATTAACTCTCTCTCTCCTTCACTTATTTATTTATATAATCTTTTTATAAACCAATTGTGCCAATGTTAATAACACGACATATTTTAGCCGGCTGATACAATACAGGAGTACCGTAATTCAAGATCGCGAATCGACGACTTGGAGCTGTGATAGCGAAATCCATTTTCATCGTATCAGCAAATTGTAAGTACTCATTGATTTGATCATCGTTGTAATAAACTAACGCAGACTTTGTACCAGCAATGAAACGGTTACGATCACGTACTTTACCTGCAGCAGCTCCGTCCCAACCATTAGCTAGTTGATTTACTGGAACCTCAAACAACGGATAGTATTCTGTCGTAGCATTTAATGCTGCATCTTTAACCGTTCTATAGATAACAAAACAAGTCGGTTGATAAGCGCCTCCAACACCAGCAGTAAACTGCAAATCAACTGACTGAGAAGCTGTAACAGCTAAAGCTGCGTTTGAAGTCAGATTCAAAGGAGCTGATTCACCATAACGATTCTTAGCTGTCACTAAGTAACCATAAGAACCAGCGTGCTTACCAAACATTGTCTTGGTATCATTGTCTACTGCAACGGCAGGAGCTCCGCCAGCAACTGGTGTTGTAGGAGCCTTTGGAGAAGAAGCGGTTTTTCCAACACGAATCGATTTCCGAACGTCGAAGAACTTATCATTCTTAACAGCTACCTTACCAAATTGAGTCGTAATATCATTAACTGATTGACCCATCGTTGCACCAGTAACAGAATCACGCATACCAACGATAACTCGTTTTGACTCATGGAACAATTTAACGTAATCGTTAAATACCTTAGGAGAAGAAACAATACGATCAATGTAACCGTTATAAACGTTTACAACAGAATCAGCGGCATCTTCAACTAAAGAATCATTCAACACATTTCCATCTGCATTGATAACAGCAGCAGAACCGAAGTAATCGTCCAACAATTGCTCAGATGTCTTACCTTCGTAAGAACCACCGTCAGCCTGATTCACACCTAACATATGTTGACGGAAAATACCATCAAATTGCTCAGGTACAGCAGCAGAATCAGCATCAATCAAACGTTGATCCAAGATCGTCTGCAATAGGATCGTCTTATTCTGGACCTCCTTGGTATACATATTCATACCGCCAGCCAATTTAGCTAACATAGCAGGGTGAGTTACTTGTCCTGTTACACCCATAAATTTGGTGATTACAGACTTACGGATATATTGAGAATCAGTCTCTTCCGGAGTCTCACCTTCCATGTTAAAGATTCCAACCTCTTCACCATATTTGTACAATTGGTTGTACTGATGAACAGTGTTATCAATCTTATGTTTAGGCATCTCATTCAAAACAACCAACTGATTCAAACGGTTACCTAATACCTTCAACACTGAATCCAATGATTCAACTTTCAAACCACCACCATTGCTGATCTGGTTATCATATTGCATACCAGTCTTTAAACCGGCTTCCATTGCTTTTAGGATCTCTGCAGCGTCAATGTTTTCCAACATACCGGAAACTGCACCACCTGTATAATCATAAAGTTCCATCCTATATAATTTTAATAGATTTATTTACGAATTAACGTACGAACTTGACATTTTTACTATCGTACATATAACGAGCAAGACCTTCACCTATAGTTTCAGCTTCAGGATTAGTTAAATATGCAAAAGCATCGTCACCAATTGATTTCATCAAAAATTCATCCTCTTGAACCGAATCAATAGCTTTTTCAATAAGAGTACGTGCTAAAGGCCGTTGTTTTACGATATTTACAGTAATTTTACCGTTATCGTCTTTCATAGTGCTGATAGATTTTTGTAAAAAAGTAGCATTATCAAGACCTTCACTTCTAAAAGGAGTTGGTTGAGCACCAATCGCTTCAATAGATTTCCTAAGCGGTTCTATCTCCTCCTTAATAGCTTCTCTAAAAGCCTCTTTCATTTCAAAACCGAAAGATTTCATAAGATCTCTGTCGAAACTTTTTTCAACTTTCTCTTTAGATTTCTTCTTTTTACTTTTTTCTTCAATGTCCTCGTCGAGATCTTCGATATCGTCATCATCTTCGTCCTCGTCTTCTTTCAAATCTTCAATATGCTTTTCGTCGTCTACGACATTCTTTTCTTCATCCTCTTTAGAATGCTCCATTTCTTTTTCAGTTTTAGACTTCTCAAGTATGATATCACCATTCTCAATGGCTTTCTCTATATACTCTTCGTCAAAACCTCCATTTAAAAGAGCTTTAACTATGGATGAGTTCTTCCATTCTGCTTTCATAATTTAACTTGATTTTATTTTTCGTAAAAATAGTTTTCTATTTTCGAATTTACAAAATTATTCTTCCAGATTTTTTCAAAAAGTCATCTAAAACCTTCTTAGATATGAACCCCTTTTGAAATCCTTTATAAAGATCCCAAAATTGTTCAACTTGAAAAGATGGACTATCCTTTACAGAAATCTTAAAATCTCTATCGATTTGAATGACTTTACCGTTAGAATTGTACTCCAATAAAATTGCTTGAGTTTGAAAATCCTTAGGACTATTAAAATCAATATCCTTTGATTTCATACTTTTAGTGATATCAACGTAAGTTGATGGATTTACCGGAGTAAATGTCAATGCTATGTTGGTAATGAGTGCTTTTGTAACTCTTTTTGGATTCTTAGGATCACGAGCCAATGCTTTGCCTTCAACAGACATACCAGGTTTTCTTGTTGAACCTGATTCTTTCATTTCTATTGCTTTATCCCAAAAAGCTCTAGCTTCTGGAGAATTCTCCCAAAGTTTTCCTTTCACAAAAAATTTTCCATCTCTTACTTTAGCTTCTAAAGGCTCACCAATCCAAAATCGACTTTTGTTAATTGGACTTCGTGTAGGAAGATGATCAAGGTTAAATAATCCTGATTTTAGAAAACGATCGTAAATAAAACCATTAGGATCAAGAACTTCATCTTCAGCATCTTCTGTCTTATCAGAAGCAAGACCAGAGAACGTCATATTCTTATAACGTTCTTCTTTAGAAAAATCTTTTTGTTTTGAA